GGCCAAGCAAGAAACCACCAATCAATGCTCCAATACCTGCTCCTGTGATTCCTGTGAACGCCATTCGATCAAGTTCGTTCTCGAGATCGAAGTTCTCCCAACGTCTTGCTATGTAAACACCTAGAGCAGTAAACAGTAATGGAAGTGCAATCTTAGCGAGACCAACTAATCCTGCGAACAGCCCCATTGCAAGGCCTGTCAAGCCGACCTTATCTGATATATTCTTCAGAGCGTCTAGCATGCTCTTTTCAGTCTCACTATCCTCTGTTTCAGGCGAAGGTGCTTCTCCATCTTGAGGCCTTGCAAGACCTTGCATGACCAACGCTTCACGTTGAATCTCAAACGTCTCTGCAGCAATGTGTGACATCACTTCAATCTCAGCCTTGACATCAAGCATAACATCTTTCAGATCGGTGAGAATGTATTCGAGTGAGGCAAAGCCCTCAAGACTCAGTTCTTCTAAGTCTTGAGTGAGAGAGCTTTCTGTGTTGAGTTTCTGGATTAGTTGGCCAAGCATTTATATTCCTACTTCTTCTTATTAGACAATGCATCCGCACCGAAGAAAGCTGATACTAAGACAGCGATTGATGCAAAGTAAGTTGGAGCAATGTCAGCAATCAATGATGCTGCTTTGTCTAGTCCGAACAATGAAGTCAGGAAGATTCCGAATGGGTATAGCAACAACCCGATCAACGAGAACCATGCCATCTTACGAATAGCGTCCCTCTGCGCGTCCTTGTCTTCCAGTTCTTTACGTTTGAATTCCAAATGCATCTCCATCTCTTCTTTAGAGATATGTCCATCGCCATTGGCGTCAAGACCTTCTACGGCACTTGCGTCAATAGTCTTTGTTTCTTCTGCCATCACTACCTCCGTGACTGTCGTTGTTGTTCGATCCGTTCTTTCTCTTCTTTCAAGAACTGAATTAGCAAACCAACATATATGTCACGTTCAAATGGTATTAATGCTTCAATCTCTGCTATACTGTATTTATGATGCTGAGCCAATGAAAAATTCAGATAGTAATAATTCATTAGGTTGTTATGACTCAGCCCTATCGAAAAAAATCTTGTAAGTTACTAACCTCTAATGTTTTCTCTACACCGTCTTCTGTTGTGTATTGGATATCACACTTGATCTTTGGAGCACTTGCAAAGAACTCCTTCATCTTTGTAACATGCTGTGTTGTCAGACTGCCAATGAACTCCATCAGCTCTTCTTGCGTTTGATCTGCTACTTCATAGACCTGTTCCTGGTCAAAGATGTTGACCATACAGTTCATTAGTAGATCAGCTGTTGTTGGGTTTTCTACCCTTGCTATCTCAATCGTAGGATATCTTAATGTGATCCCCACTTCATCATTCAGCATGACAACATTCGATAGTTTCTCTGGACGGACAATCTCAATCTTGTCAAGATCGACCTCTACCTTATACTTCTTCTTGTCATCAGGATCAGTCAACATAATCTCTGCAATGTTACCAACACTACGAGCTCGAAGCTGAATAAAGATGTACTGGATATCAATCACAGGAAGGTGGTTAACATTTGCACTTCCAAGAATACAATTATTAACGACCTGCTTGATTGCCTCTAAGACATCATCTGTATTCTTTGCTTCGTCAGCCATCAGAAGGATCTTTTCTTCTTTGACGGAAAAAGGTCTTAGAGAGATTTCTATATCTGATGCTGGCAACCTTGTCTTGAAGACAGGAACATCAATTTTAGGAAGTGCCATAATATAACTCCACTTATGTTATCTCATTAATTTATTGTTGATCAAGTCCTTGGATGATATCATTGATCGTCACACCAATTGGAACATTGACCTGGGATGTAACACGACCACCAGGATTCAATGTAACATCCCCAATCCCTGATCTCAGCGTTCCAGTAACACCATCTGTTCCTACACGAACAGATCCATTCTCACCAAGAACATTAACGCCACCAGAAATTCCTCCTGGTCCAATACTGATATCAACACCGACATTTGGTAGACCACTATCAGTGGTTGTTCCAGCACTAAGAGCACCACTAGCACCAGTAGATACAGAATGTTGCTCTGCTTTGAAGAACTTGTATTGGAACGTCATTGGGAAGCGAGCGATAGTATCATTGTTATTCCAGTTGAGATCCATATCACCAATGTTTGAAGGATACGCATCGTATATACGATAATGAACGACACAGTTTCTTTCTGGATCTACTTGACCATCGTACTTGACGTACTCATCCAAGACAAAGATATCGATGTCTGCTTGATACGAATATGGATATGCAACTTCATATGTATATCCATTACCGCCTGTGAACTGATCGATCATCTCATTCTTTGTTTCATACATCAAAGGCTCAACACCAATAATGAAATCCATCCAACGATTGAACAGACCTAGGTTATTTCCTTTACGATCTAATATTACAGTACAAGTCAATTCACTGAAGGTTTGGTTGAGAGGACGTCTTTCTAATGGACCGTATCCAAATCTACGAATATCAGAAAAGATATGGTTCACACCTGGAAGGTTAACACTATCAACAAAGAACATAAGATTCGATGCTTGATCTGCTCCAGAAGCAGCTAACCAACTTCCACCTTTAGGAACAATACGCATAACGAACTTACTTGACTTGACAGGTCCTCCTGCCTCGTTCATCTTTGCGTTGAATTGATCTATATTAAGCACGCGCTATTTCCCTGGAATCTTTCCATACTTTAGCCTTGTCTGCCTTTGCAAATCTTTCTGTCGGCAAGAATAACGCCATATCCCATTCAGAAGGATAAATGTAAACAAAGCTAGATTGTACGTGGCTGTATAGATATCTCTTAACACACGGCTTAAAGTATCGATACTTCCTCGCACTATTTAGTAACCCATATGACATCCTCAATCTAGTCGTTTCATCGTATCTTTCATTTGATACAAGATCATATAATTTATCCATCAACTGGGCTCTGAGAACCTGAGGTAGGTAGTGGAGGTTTATTCCCATAAAACCATCCCCTGTGCTGTCGAAAGGAAATACCAATGGAAATCTATCAAAGTACGGAAGCTTGTTTTTTGTCTTAGGATCGTAGCTAAACATATACATGCTACCAGGATGAATTGTTTGTCTCCTACGGTCTCTATCCCCCCTTAGGATTGACTTTTGATTAACACGAGATACTTCACTTGCCGTATCACGATACCATTCACGAGCTGCTTGTGTACGAGCAGGAATCTGTCCTGCACGGACACCTTTTGTCAATAGCGTATTAAAAATATACGATGGCATTACTTAATCCCCAGTTCGTGTTCTGTCATAATCTGAAACTTCCAACCTTTGTCTTCACAAAGCTCTTGACATGCTTTCCACTTTGCTTGATTGATACCGTACGTCATTACTTCTCTGACATACCTCTTCGACTTATTTCCCCTTGGCGTGAGCGCTTTTGAAGGGTCTGGCGCGTTTGTTTGTTTATACGGTTTAACCTCAATAACAACAGTCTCAACCTTTCCTTGCGCATTCTTCTGCTTCACCCAAAAGTCTGGAAAATATCTATGCTTCTTTCCATCTATTGGACTACGGTACGGCACAAAGAACTCCTCACTCGCCCACTGTATCACATTAGGATGATCGTCAAGATATCTCATCAGCTTGAGTTCCCACAAACTTCTATAAATAATGTTTGAAGGATTGCCTTTGTACTTGCTTGGGTTGTGTGGCTTAAACCGTCCCTTGTAACTCATTTCGTCCGCATAAATAGTTTCGTATACATCTACAGGTTTATTTATATGGCCCAATCAACAAATCCAGAATCGTACATGGCTCAACAAAAGGCCAAGGCGTTTGGTGCTCGAACGATTACATTTCCTATGGAAGATCGTCCTCACTTCATGCAGCTGACGTTTACGAAGTACCTCAATAATGATCCTGAAGTCAACAAACTCAAAGTACCACAGAATCAGATCGTTAAGCATCTCATTCTTCCATTGCCAAACCAACTTCAAGATGGGTATAATATTAAACATGCTGGAACAGAGTTTGGAGCACTTGGAGCCTTTGCATTAGATAGTGGCCAAGCAGTCCAGAAAATCCTAGATGAGATTGACACTAAAACTGGTGCTAGTTTTGATGATGTAATGAGTAGTTTTGATGGTGTTACGGGGACTGGTATTGGTAAAGCACTTCTACGAAAGTTTGCAAACCTTGATGCTGGTCTTGCAGGTGCAATTGATCGTACTACTGGAACTACACTGAATCCTCACTTGATTAGTGTTTTTGAGGGTGTGGATCTTAGATCCTTCAATTGGGTATGGAATGTCTACCCTCAAACAATGACTGAATCACAAGAGATGCAAAAAGTTCTTGGAGAAATTCGGAAATTGATTCACCCTCCACAAACAGGAGCTTCTGTTGGTGGAAAGAAAGACATATTCCTTTTAGATTATCCACATGAAGTATTTGGAACAATCTGGGTAGAAGATAAGCCTTTGATTCGAATGGGTCGATCAGTAATTACAAATCTATCGATTGATTATGCTCCTAGTGGTCCTGCTGCATTCTTCAAAGGAACACATGATCCTGTCAATATTCAATTTGGTATTTCAATGCAAGAAGTCACATACATGACTGAACAAGACATTGATGAAATGGATGATTATCCAGGCAGAGCAGATGCTGCAGCTAATCTCACAGATAGTCAAGGGAGCTTCTAATGGCTGGTTTATTTGCTGCATTACCTTCAGTTTCTTATGGTGGACGGAATCTACGTAATATTCTTCACCGTCCGAAGATTCTCGATAATCTGGAATTCATTAGTCCAAATAACTTTTACCCGTATGTGATAAAGGATGAAGAAACAATTGAACAGGTTGCGCATTACTATTATGGAAGTACTGATTATATTTGGTTGATCATGTTGTGTAATGAAATGATCGATCCGTACTTCGAATGGTATATGCCAACAAGACGGTTTACTGATTACATAGTTTCAAAGTACGGATCAGTTCAAGCGGCACAAAACTTGATCCTGCACAAGAAAGATCAAAATGGTAATCTGTATGCTCCTGATACTTCGTTAGCATTACTTGCTGAGTCATCATCGCCTGTGACGACTACGCCTACATTGACAGAAGTAGATGCATACACTTACGAAATAGAAGAGAATGAAAAGAGGAAGCACATCATCCTCTTAGATCGAAGCTATCTTACCCAGGTCGATCGTGAACTGAGGAATTTGTATAATGCCTGAGACGATACGAGCTCATGGCGTTGAGGTCACCGAACTCACTCTAACATCAACAAGTGGTGTCAAACATGGTGTCCTAGGACAACTTATCGATGCGACATTCAACATGAGTTTGTTCAACAAAGCAATCTTTGGAACAATCACTCTTGCTGATGGTGTTGGTGCTCATTATCTTCTTCCAATCATAGGAGAAGAGAAACTAAAAATAGTATTTCGTTCGGCTGGTCGTGCAATCCATGAGTTCGAAGGTCGTGTTATAGGAATGCGCAACATTGAATATGATGATACATACCAGATGTTACAATACACACTTGACTTTGTTTCTGAGCTCGGCTTTCAGAACCTTGTTGCTTCAAAAGTGTCTCACTACACTAATGCAAATCCATTAGACGCTGTATATGATATCGCAGAGAACTTCTTACAGTCAGATAAGTTTGTTGAGACATTTGATGCACAATACGCAAAGAATGTAGAGATCATCTATCCAAAAGTCGATCCATTCCAAGCGATTGATATGATCGCCTCAAGAACATATGAAGGACGTGGAAACAGATCATCACTATTCATGTTCTTCGAAGATCTAGATGCTCTGAAGTTTGTAAACATCGAGTCATTATTCCAGCAAGAGAATATTCCTGACTACTTCTTCGATATGTTTGAGACTGAAGACTCTAAGACACGAGATAAGGAATTCTATAGGATCCTGGATGTAACATATGACCAGAAATTCAACACCGAGCATAAGATTGCAGAAGGAATGCTTGATAGTGAGGTCATACGTTTCAATCCAATAACAAAACAAATGCAGAGCGTCAAGACAAGATACAGGACGTTGTCACCAAACTTCGAGTCATTAGACGGATCGTCATTCATCAATACAAACACTTCTGACTTCCTTTCACAGCACGAGTTCAAAGACGAGCAATCGAAGGATATCGGAAGAACGAGTGCAGTGTCGTATAAGGTTCTTGGGTCTTTTGATTCGTACGTATACAAAACTCTTTCGTATGGTAAGAGTAAAGGAATGTTTGAGTCATTATTCCAAACGATGATGGAGATAGTAGTACCAGGTCATACAGGAAGGAAGCCTGGTGATATAATTAATATTCCTGCAATGCCTCGTGGAACGAGTTTTAGTGATGGAACAAACAGAGAAGAGTATATGCAAGGAAAGTTTATTGTGACAGGTGTGAAGCATGTATTCAACCAAGGAGAGATCACTACGATCCTCAACCTGTCCAAGCCTTCGTTTGCTAAGCAGATAGAGAGTGTTGAGATATGATAGATGCGTTATGGTTTTTTGGTATAATTGAAGATGTGAACGATCCTCTACAGCTTGGACGAGCTCGTGTTCGTCCGTTCAATGTGTACTCCTCACAGCAAGCAGATGTGGAGACAGAACATCTTCCGTGGGCTACTGTCATACAAGATGTATCAAGACCCGCTACAAATAATACAGGAACAAATCCTGCAATGACGGTAGGGACGACAGTCTTTGGAATATTTACAGATCAAGAGGCACAGACTCCTTTGATCCTAGGACGTATCTCAGGAACAAATGTAGAGACAGACGAGCCTTCGTTCCATGACATTCCGTGGCTTGCAAGACCTGGTGTTGCTATCGATACCGATGAAGAGAATAATCTAAAGAGAGATCACTTCACAGCCAAGACAACGAATCGTGACCTCAGAGTTCCAAAAAAGAATTGGAACGAGCCTGCAGATCCTTACGCAGCAAAATATCCTCATAATAAAGTAGAAAGAACAACATCAGGCCACATCTTTGAAGTTGATGATACGCCTGGTGCAGAAAGAATACACAATTTTCATAAGTCAGGAACCTTTGAAGAGATTCATCCTGACGGAACAGTCGTTCGTCGTATAGTCGGAGAGAACTATGAGATTGTTGCAAATAATGATAATGTCCACATCAAAGGTGTATGCAACTTAACGATCGATCAAGACTGCAACACATACATCAAAAAGAATTGGAATATTGATGTTGATGGAAACGTCAACATGAACGTCAAAGGAAATGTCACAGAGACAATCGAAGGAAATCAGAGAACAAATGTCACTGGCAATGTTGATATTGATGCAACAAGGATTGATCTGAACTAATGGCTCATGAATTTGTTGTTTTGAGAAAAGGAGTGTTGGAGACGTATACAGAATATAATGACATCCCACATGACTTTGATAATGTGATAAAATTTCTGCCTGAGATTCCTCCTGAGCCTCATACAGAGGAGCAACATGAGGAAATAGGTCAATGGCCTGATAAACTACAGAGACTGATGGAGATAGAACGTGCCCGCAGCAACTAGGATTGGAGATGCAGACGTCCCACACTGCTCAGGAATGACAAGAGCAGCAGGAAGTCCGAACGTGTATGTAAATGGAATTCCATGGAGTCGACAAGGCGATAACAATACTGGACACTTACTCCCACCAATTCCATGTCCAGGTCATGCGGCGCCAATTGTATCTGGTTCTGCAACCGTTAAAGTCAACGGTAAGGGCGCTGGAAGAGTTGGAGATGCAACTTGCACTGCAGTTGCTGCAGGATCATCAAATGTATTTGCAGGACCATAAATAACAAAAACTACTAGGTAAATTAAATGGCTATTCTTAATCAAGATACACCAAGACGAGTTAGACCTTCACCAGGGCACTCTGATATATCGACAAACATTACGCAGCATCCGATGCAGCGTGATATTTCTTTGTTGACAAACGAGGATGCTGTGAAAAGAGCTCTCCGTAATATCTTGTTTACTAATAAAGGAGAGCGCGTTCTTGATCCAGACTTTGGTGCTGGTTTGACAAGATACTTGTTTGAGCCTTTGATCCCATCAACTGTACAGGTGATCAAGACTGAAATAAGAAATGCAATTGAGACATATGAGCCAAGAGCGATAATAAATAAAATAGATGTCACCGGTGAAAGTCAAAAGAATGCATTACATGTCTCGATTACATTTACTACAACAAGTGGTACGGGTACACAAACATTAGAAGTCATCCTCGATAGGGTAAGATAATGGCACACGAAATAGAAATAGATCCTCAGTTAATCAAGCAACAGCTCAAAGATTTTTTGAAGGGTAAGCCACAGTTTAGCGATTACAACTTCGAAGGCTCTAATATGTCTGCTTTGTTGGATCTGTTATCGTACAACACGTATCTAAACAATCTCTATGTTAACATGGCTGTTAATGAGATGTTTATTGATACAGCTGAGACAATCGATGCTGTTCGATCTCATAGTAAAGAATTGAATTACTTACCACGCTCTCGTCGTAGTGCCTTGGCTGTTGTTGGTCTAACAATCAATCAAGTCAATGATGCAACGTCAGTATTGGTTCCTAAAGGAACGCCGTTTACAACAACAGCAAACAACCAATCGTTTAACTTTACAACAGCTGAGAATTCAATTGCAACAGTAAACCTTGCTAGTAATACAGCAACTGTAACATTGAATGTTTATGAGGGTGGATACAAAGCTGAGTACTTTACTGTTAATACTGCTAATAACAATCAGCGGTTCGTTATCCAAGATAACAAGATTGATACAAAGAGTTTAATGATTACTGTACGGAACTCTGCATCTGATACATCTAATGGTGTGTACACATTAGCGTCTGACTTATTTGGTCTCACACCAACTAGTAACGTATACTTCTTACAGGCTGACAATGACGGTAAGTATGAAGTGATCTTTGGTAATGGTGTCACAGGTCGGGCACTTGCAGATGGGAACGTCATTGAGGCTAGTTACAGGATTAGTAGTGGAGCAGAGCCTAATGGGGCAAAGACATTTACTGTTGGTTCTATTGCTGGATACACTAATACGTCTGTTGTATTGTCAAATACAAACACATTCGCTCAAGGTGGTGCGCTGGCAGAAGACATCAATTCAATTAAGTTCAATGCTGTTCGTCACTATCAAACACTTCAGCGGGCAGTAACAGCAGAAGACTATAAGAATCTTCTTCTTGCA